AGACATCTCGAAGGATGTATGACGCAGTTGTTTGTTAGCGCCACTCTCTTCTAGTTGGTCATGTATCTTCTTCTCCATCTTCTTAGCTGCAATCATAGCTGGATGGAATGTAACAGTACTAGCAGTAGTACCCGGACCTTCCATAACTTTATCGCCTAAGGACTCCAAGCGGTCTTTAAGTGGGCCTAGTCGCTCCATGCGAGTGAACATAGTCTCACCCGGTTTTAGTTTCTCATTAGGATCAAACAAGAAAGATATGTTAGGCTCACCATCAAATGCTGCAGACAGAGCTTCCTGACCTGCTTCAGCGTTAGGGTCAATGTTAATATGTACGGAATCAGACACACCGTCAGGTAGGACTGTAGGATTTACAGTAAGCGGAAACTTGTTGTTACCAAATAGTACGTCATTGATCTGACCATAGGCTGCTAGTGTTTTAGTTTTAGTTACCTTAACAAAGACACGAGACTTCTCAGTTTCAGTGAATTGTACGTCTGAGCCATACAGGCCCCTGTAGTTACGGTAAGCACGTAGCCAGCGAAGCTCATCTGTTTGTCTTGCGTCTTCTGCACGTTTAAACCTAGAATAAATGTAGTCTACTACGCTACCCGTATTAAGTTCGTCACCGTCTTGAATAACAGATACTTCTTCTGTCTCAAATAGTTCTGTCTGTCCGTTTTCGTTTTTTGCCATGCTTAATATCCAAACGTTGAATCAGCAGCTTGAAAACCGCTTCGTTGTGTTGAAGGATCAAAATCCCATAAAGAACTTCTTGGTCTAGTCATTATACCATATCTTATTGCATCATACAAGTGGTCTTCTGCGTGTGTGTCCACATCCTCAAAGTTTCTTTTGTCTAGAGGCAAGCTAGGTAGCTGTGCCACAGTGTTGGTGCAAGTAGAGAAGAAAACGAGTCTTGGTTCCTCAGTAAACTCATCTACTTGCAAACGGCGGTGAAGCTCATTTTTACCTGCAACCCGTGAGCCTCTTGATCTATCAGATGGACGCCAACGGCAACCCTTCTGATTCATCTGCTCAGCCAAGGACGGGCCGCTGTCTCCTCGCTTATGCCACAGGGAGCTATCTAACACACCGTATCTTATTGCACCATCATTACGTTCAGCCTCTAGTATTAAATCAGCTAGATCTGTAGCAGTAACCTTAGAACAATATAACTCTCTGTATACAATAAGCTGCTCACTAGGTGACACAGCAAACCAGACAACGCCTGTATAACTTCCATAACCGTAGTCGCAGGCCCTAAACTTTGTCCACCCTGAAGGTATATCGTAGGGGTCTACAACGTGTATTTGTCTATTAAACTCAGGAAAAGCTGCTCCTTCGTTTACGTCCCAGTTACCTTCTAACAACTGCTTGCGTTGGTGTTCAGGTAGTGATAAAAGCATCGCCTCGTAGTCACCACTCTCAGAGAGGTACGGGTTATCGAAGAGACTAGCGGGTATAAATTTACGCTTAAACAGGGGCGTTCCAGCTTTGCTATGCCCTGAGGGGTATCTTAATGTCTCGCTAGTCTCAATGTCCGTTGCCCAGAATGCAGTGTTCGGTGCTGCAGGGTCAATGAACATTTTCTTTACCCAAGCATGTCCACTTCCACCTGGGTTTGTCGTGGCTCTCATATAAAGCCCTAAGTCTTTGTTTGCAGTACGTAATCTTGAGCGCATATAATTCCAAGCGAAGGGTGTCTGCCATTGGGTAAGCTCATCGAAGGCTACATAGTTAAACGCCTGTCCTTGGTAGCGCATAACGTCTGTGTCTCTGTCTAGGTAAGACATCCACAGTGTACCGCCTCTAGGTGTAGTCCACTGGCTCTTACGCTCAGACCACTTAATACCGGGTATAGCTTTAGGGTACAACTCTTGGCTCTTCTGTATAAGCTCCCTTAGTTCCTCTGTTGTGTGTCGCACTAGTAGCCCACTAAAGTCTGGACTGTTTAAGTTTCGTAACGGGTCAGCTAGTGTTGCGTAGCTCTTTCCACCCCCTGCTGCTCCACCATATAGTACTTCACGTTCTCCTGACGCTAGATACTGTGTCTGTGGACCTGGATTAGGCTTAAAGACTATCTCTTGTGCGTTAGGTACATCATATTCTGCAGCCTTAGGCGCTGCTGGTATCTTTAGGCGAGGTGTTTCCGCCTTCATAGGAGTAGTAACCGACTCTTTCTGTTTCGAGGATTTCGATCTCACGTAACGCTTTTTGGAGCCTTTCGGCAAACTTGCGTTTAATTGTAGTAAGCCTTTTTCGCTTTCTTTCGACATCTATTCTCTTCTTCAAGCCATCATGGGTTATGCTTCTGCCTGATTGTGTTGTTAACCACGCAGACACTTGCCTGTAACTATAACTCTTTATGTGTTTCTTTGCAAGCTCTAATAACTCTAATTCCTTAGAAATAGGTTGTAACCAATCTTCATCCTCTGGGTCTACCTCATACCCAAAAGGAATGTATCTACTAGTTCTAGGTATTCGCTCCCAAAGCTTTACCTTAAAAGGTGCTTCAGGTAACATCCAGTATTCATACTTTAGAGGTCTAGCAGGTTTACTAGGTTTCTGCATCGTCAGTATTCTTGGGTGGAAGTATAAACAAACCACCTGCTGACTCTACTGAAACTCTCTCAGTCTTAACAATACCAGCACGATCTAATATCTGTCCTGCTGCTACCATCTTCTCTTTGATGCCTAACTGGGTAGGATCGTCAAGAGCGCTGGCATAAGCAACAGCAGCCCTCGGCCCCACCCTAGACATGTATTCTTTAGTCGCGTCAAATATCTCATCCTTTAATGATGCTACAATAGTTGTAGTAGACGAACCCTCGCTGTAGCCTGCTAACTTCTTAGCAAACACAACATCTCCTGCAGCCTCTTCAAATAGTACGTCTAAAAACTTTTGTTGATTTTCTGTAAGAGTACGTGCCATTACTTAATCTTCCTGTAAGGTTTTACTTTTTTAGCAACTTTTTTTGGTTGAGCCACATGCTGCTTACCCGAAGCAGTGCCTTTCCGCTTGGATCGTGTTGTAGCGGCATACTCAGAAGAACTAAGAGAATTAATAGCTTTCTTGGGGAGATAGCGTTCACCTGTAGCTTTAGGACCTTGAGTAGATGGTTTACCACTTTTAGTACCCCACTTCTGTTTGCCCCAAGCTGCTAAGCTCTTCTGAGATTTTTTTAGTGTCATTAGCTATTGTAGCCTGTAGGACTAGCTTTTTTAATACCCGTATTCAGAGTGCCAGTACTTTTAACCATGCCACCCACATTGTACGTCATTACTTTGCCGCCCATTGCGTAGCCCTTCTTCTTCATGGCTCCACCTTTAGCCATAGTCTTCTTCTTCATCATGGCTCCGCCTTTAGCCATAGTTTTTTTCTTCTTCTTCATTACTCTGTCTCCCGATAAAGATTGTTAAATACTCTTTGTGTGTCCCATACGTAGTCTACGTTTTCCTTTGAATTAAACGTGTGTTGATTCGGCCTAAAGTCAGGAGCACCTTCACCTGTCTCAAACCAAGCAGGGTGAGTAACCCTTACCCTGTTATTAGGTAACGCAACCATGTTACCTGTGTATGGTCCTGCATCTAACAACTCCAACACATGAGATTGTTTATGCTGTGCAGGATCATCTGCTACTTCACTGTCAGTATAGTCTACAGTAAAATAATACTTAGCAGGGTAAAACTCCCCGTCTACTTTAGCCATCCACGGCGCTGGGCTTGCTCTCTCCAGTTTATATACTGAGTGCCAGTGAGACATGCAGTCCCAAGGCTGAGCAAGATAAGGTGGTAACTCTTCAGGCCACTCTTCGTAGCGTGTGTCAGCTACAAATGCAGTAAGTGGCATTCTAGCCCACATAGCACCCCCGTGTATATTAGGGTCATCTGTATCGTCAGACTCGCATCCAGTAAAGATTACTTGGAAGCTTAGTGTACGGTTAGGCATTGTAGTAACGCCAATAACCATACAGTGTAAGAACTCCCCGTGATACTCTTCCATGTTCTTGGTGTATTCACGGCGTACCCACGCTTTGAAGTGGGGTATGTTACTAGTTAAATATGGCATTACGTATTACAGCTACACCCTTCACACGTTTCACACATCTGTTTGTTTAGTAAAACTCTCCAAGCCTTAGCTATACGCTTAAGGACCTTCTTAATGTTACTAAATAACTGTTTAAGCTTCTTCATTTTTTAGCCTTTTTGCTTTTGCCTGTCATGCCCTTTAAGACTTTAGCTTGACCTGCGTGTAGTTTAGAGGCTTTCTTCAAACCTTTAATGACCTTCGTAACTTTCTTTTTATTCTGATTAGTTAGTGACATTTACGTGTATCCTCCACCTTTAGCTTTGTATTGCTTAGCGACCATCTGGGCTTTCCTAGCGCTCCACTGTCCAGGACTTCCACCTTTGCCGCCAGCCTTAACGGATGCCACAAGAGACTTACGCATAGTAGGCTTAGTGTAATTACCAGCCGCATTTACCGTTGACTTTTTCTTGGTTGTAGAACCTGTCTTTGATTTCGCCACGACTTATCCCTATATCTTTTAGCATAATGTCTGACATGTTATGTAACTGCCAGTATTCTACTCTACGCATTTGGTTGTGCTGTAGTCTACTTATTAATCTTTTAAACATGGTATATCTCCTTTGTTACCAGAGATAGTTATACCATAATTTAGTATATACTTATATAGATATTAATGCAACCCCGTCATGCACTTATTACACAACGGGGCTACTTTGTTTTACGATAAAATTACACGTACTAATGTACTACTACCACTACCCCGTCTATAGTTTAGTATAGTAGCATTGCCTATAGCTTTAGGTACTACAAGAGTATGTACACCAGCAGGAAGCATAATGTCATTATCTGTAACGTCAGCCTCCGCTGCTGCAAACCCAATATCTAAATCATGGCTTGTTTCAATAAACACCATCTTAGCGGCGGTGCAATCTACGTGTGTAGTATTAGTGTTACCTAGGGTAACTGCAGTTTCTACAGCCCACCCTAAGTTTTCTCCTACTAATGCAGCTTGATCAACCATTATGCTACCTGTACGTATTCAATAACAAAGGTAAACGAGCCAGCTGTTGTAGCATTTTCTGTGTTAGTAATGTTACAGAAGATGTTACGTGCAGCCGCTGCATACTGAACAGAAACTGGTGCAGTTGTAGCATCTTGAGTCTGAAGAATTAACGCAGTAACTGTTACGTTACCTACAACAACCGTTGTACCTGCATCTAAGATTTCATCAGCCTGAGTAGCTACAATTTGTGCGCCTGAAGAAGATGTACCAACTTCATAACCAATATCACCACTTCCGATAACGGGAGCAGTTACACAAAAGATTTTAATGTCTGTAATTACTGTACCTGCTGGCTGTGCAAATATACCGATAGCTGGAGAGTCACCTGCAGTTGAGTTAACTGTAACACCAGTAACGTGAGCTACGTGCTTGACGAAGAGACTATTTACAGAGCTACCAAGTGTAGTAGTTCCTGTTACATCAATACCATCTCCAAATGTAATATCTGTTTGATAAGCTTCAATGCCTTGTGTGAGTGTAGTAGTTGCCATGTTATTATATTCCTATGTGTTTACCATTTGACTTTATCAGCCCAGTAAGCTGCGCTGGTTTTTCCCTTTTTTATATTTTTACCGTGTCTTGATTTAAAGGATGCACGTTTTTTCTTCATGCGGTCAGATTCACCTGCTTTGGGTTTACCTGCCGTACTGGCTCCCTGTTCACCAAATCTGATGAGCTTAATCGTGTCACCTTCTTTGGCAAGCACAACGTGGGATTTTTTAGGATGTTTAGGTGTACGTTTGGGTTTGTTGTAACCTGCAAATTTTTCACCTCTATATTCTATAGCCATTACATTAGCTCAAAATGGGGACCGTCAATAAAGGGTCTGCGACTTTGGCTACGACGAAGATCAATGTACTTCATCATGGCATCTTCAGCAGTGCCAGGATATGTACGTATGTCTCCCTCTGACCAAGCAGCACCCCACTTGACGGCAATGTCGAGTTCTTGTGCAGCAGTCTTCATTGCATCACAAAGATCATCATAGACATTCAGTTCCCAACAAGCTGCGCCATCGACGTAAGCCATTAGATCAACTGCCCGACCAACAAGGTGATTAGATTTCATAGTCTGAGACTTACCAGCAGCAACAAGTTTCTTTTGCTCCTCCTCCGTCCTCATTCCATAAATAACACCAAAATCTATTTTAGTTAATTCAATAGCTCTTTTAGTAACTGCTACTAGGGAAGGCTCTACTCCATTCAACTTTGCATTGCTACGGACGCTTAAACTAAAACTCACTTTTGTTCTCCCATGTTTATTAAATTTATACAAGCAACCGTTATACCGTTATGCGTAATCATAACCTCAGCTTTTTCTCTTTGCTGTTCGCATATCTTTCTGTTATCATACTGCCCTAGTTGGAAATAGTCAAGGGGCATACCTGAGATGAGTTGTATCCAGACTAGTACCCACACTATTTCTTTTGCCTAATTTTAGGTCTTTGAGATGTAGGGGGTGCAAGTGTCTTACGTATTTTAGGCCGTGAAGATTTGCTAAGT